AGGTGGAAGAGAACGAACTCTTCCGACAAAGATACGCACGCGCTCGTGAAATCCAGGCGACGATCTACGCCGACGAGATCCTGACGATCGCCGACACCTGTGAGGACGCCAACAAGGCGCGGCTCCAGGTAGATGCGCGCAAGTGGCATGCATCCAAGACCGCACCGAAGGTCTGGGGCGATCTGCAGCGCGTTGAGGTGAATACCACCATCAACGTAGCAACGGCGCATGCAGAGGCTCTTATGAGGCTTGCAGGGCAGGCCAAGCAGATAGAGACAGAATACAAGGATGTAACGCCACGTTGATGTGAGAACTCCCTGGTCAAGGGAGAACCTACTCAGCAACATCAATGCGTTACGGGATACTCCACAAGATCTACGCCAGATCGGCGCACCAGGAGCGACCGGGCCGTCGAGACCCCCCTGGGGGCTGACCACCATCGGCCCGCCCCTGACACAGCACCCCCTCTTGTCGTATCCACAAAATCTCTCAGAAAAAATACAAAAAATTTGGACGAAAATACCCGTTTTCCCGGCATTTCATCCAAAAAATCTGAAGCCTGAACCTGTACTCGCAGCGTTTGGGTTCCGTTAGATAGTCGAGATCTGCTCTATGGACGCATCGCGCTTTGTCAGAGGCCTCCTGGATGACCAGGAAGACCCGCAACAGCCGCAATATGTCCAGGCGAATGATTTTCCTGCGCGCACATACGGCCTTCTCGACCAGCTTCTCCCGGATCCTTACAAGGCTGCTGGCGACGCTGTGAAGCAATACCAGGGCGGGGATGTCCTGGGCGCGTTTGAGACGATGCTGGGAGCGACCCCGCAAACGGGTATGTTTCTTGGTCGCGGCGCCAAGGTTGCTGATCACGCAAAGCTGGCCCATGCCGAAAAAATGGCTGACGAGGGCGCGAGCCGTGAAAGCATCTGGGACACGACTGGATGGTTTAAGGGCGTCGATGGCAAATGGCGATTTGAAATCCCAGACAATGAGGCTTCGTTAAAGGGATATATTCAACGTGGCGCTGCTTTTGAAGGCAAGCTGCCAGAGATTGTAAACCACGATCAAGCGTTTGACGCTTACCCGAATATGAAAGACATAGAGGTAAATTACGGGCAGCGTGGAGTAGCCAGCGGCGCTTACGCGCCTCCGATTGATGGCGTTCACGGTGTAGATGAATTTATTCGGATAGGCTCAAGATCTGATAACCCGCTTTCGACTGCATTGCATGAAATGCAGCATGCTGTGCAAAATCGTGAGGGGTTTGCTCCGGGCGGGAATAATTTAACCCTGAAGAAGGGAACGCCGGCCTGGGAAATTTACAAAGAGCGCGTCAAAGCAATGACGACGCCTCTGAACCATGAAACATTTTCTAAAGCGGCGGGATATGAGGGTCTAGCTCCTGATAGGGATTATCAGGTCTATCTAAAGATGACCAAGAAACCCAGCCCTGTCGCGGACAAGGCTGCTCAGGAATACGCCGCAAATGAAGCCTACCGACGCTCTGCGGGCGAGGTCGAGGCAAGAACGACGCAAAAGCGCATGAGCTTGGACGCTGATCAAAGAGCGGCTCGTTATCCTTGGCTGGATTACGATGTCCCCGAGAACATGCAGATTGTTCGTGGCCTTTTGAATAAATGACAGATCTCGCTGCCGCGCTCGACATCTTCATCGCGGCGTATCGCGACGAGCCGGTCAATATGGTATAAAAAACGAAGCGACCGGGTGCTGGTAACACCCTGGTCGCCTCTGACCTCTAACCGATGGTGTTCGGATGAAGGCTAAGGATCGAAATATCACGCCTGATCTAGTCAGGGCAATTCTTGAATATGATCCTGACACAGGCGTCTTCAAATGGAAACGCCGACCTGAATTATCCGTTCAATGGAATGGAAAGTGGGCAGGTAAGGTAGCTGGATCGCCAAGCTCTACGGGACATATACACATCAAGATTGAGCGCAAAGGTTACTGCGCGCATAGGCTTGCCTGGTTGTATATGACAGGCGATCTGCCGGAAGAGATCGACCATATAAACGCCGATAAAACAGACAACAGATTTAGCAATCTAAGGATTGCGACACGCGCGTCTGGCGTCAAGGGTGTTTATAAATTCAGAAATAAATTCAAAGCACAGATGTGGTTAGACAATAAGCCGGTTTATCTGGGGTTGTTTGACACATTGGAAGAAGCAAAATCAGCCCATGAAAAAGCATACAAAGAGCTTTACGGCGAGTATGCCAGAATTGAGTAGAGCCATTGCCCGCACCTGATATGGCGACCGCCTATGCAGACTTTGTAGAGGCATACCGGGAAAATCCCGTGGCGTTTGTGAGGGTAGTGCTTAACGCCGACCCGCTGCCTTGGCAGTGCGAATTGATGAATTTAGTTGCACGAGGCGAGAGACGCATCAGCGTTAGAGCCGGACATGGTGTAGGTAAGAGCTGCTGCTGCTCATGGCTGCTTTTGTGGAGCCTGTTTACTAGAGCGCCGCAAAAGGCTGTTGTTACGGCGCCAACTGCTTCGCAATTATTTGATGCGCTATTCGCCGAGCTAAAGCGATGGGCAAATCAATTACCGGATGTTCTCAGGGATAGCATTGAGATATTTTCCGACCGAATTGTCCATAAAGGGATGCCGGAAAGTAGCTTCATCTCTGCTCGTACTAGTTCTGCTGAGCGCCCTGAAGCTTTGGCTGGCATACATTCGGATAATGTGCTGCTCATCGTTGACGAGGCGTCTGCCATACCGGAAGCGGTTTTTGAAAGCGCGACCGGATCAATGTCAGGTCACACAGCGACGACCATCTTAATTTCCAACCCCACTAGAAACACGGGGTTGTTCTTTAAAACACATCATCAATTAAAGCCAGACTGGAAAACAATGCATGTGTCCTGCATGGACAACCGGCTTGTTTCTGAGGACTTTATTGAGCAAATCAAATCAACATACGGCGAAAATTCTAATGCCTTCAGAGTTCGGGTATTAGGGGATTTTGCTCTACGCGACGATGATAGCCTTATTGCAGCTGATCTTGTGGACAGCGCTATGTCGCGAGACGTTGCGCTCGACCCGCAAGCGGATCTCATCTTTGGCTGCGACATTGCGCGTTACGGATCGGATAGATCTGTAATCTGCAAACGACGCGGTAACGTCGTCATCGAGATGCGCCATTGGTCTGGCGAGGATCTGATGGGAACGGTGGGGCGGATTGTCCATGAAGCAAATATGGACAAGCCCGCTGAGATTTGCGTGGACAGTATTGGCCTTGGCGGCGGTGTCGCCGATCGTCTGCGCGAACTGGGTTTTAATGTTCGCGATGTCAACGTCTCCGAGAGCAATGCGCTCAATCAGTCGGCGTATCGACTGAGAGATGAACTCTGGATTGCAGCTAAAGATTGGCTGGAGACCAGAGCGGTCAAATTGCCGAAGGATGATGATCTTCGCGCTGAGCTTATCGCGCCGAGTTATGCATTTGCCTCGAACGGCAAGATCAAGGTCGAGAGTAAATCTGAATTGAAGAAACGCGGCATGCGCTCGCCGGATTTGGCCGACGCGCTGTGTCTCACGTTTGCTGGTCAAGGCGCCATGGTTGGTGGCCGATCGATGAAATGGATCACCGGCAAGCCTCTGCAGCGCCGTGTCTCTATTTGCTAGGAAAGAACTGAATGGCACGTCGTCGTCGCCGTCGTTCGTCTCCATCTCCGATGGATGCGGATCAGGCCGCATATCTCGAAACCTCTGCTCCCGTGCCGGGGGACGAGGATGGCGAGCTATACGGCAGCCCTTATGCGGAAGACATGGCCGAAGGCGGCGTCGAGGATGACGCTGACGAGGACAATAATTCATACGGCCCTGGCAATGCGGATATGCGCCAGAAGCTCAATCCGCTCGACGAGACTGAGTTCCAGAACCGCGTCGCCATAGGTGTTCAAGCAGCTGAGACCTACATCGACACGCTGATCACGCCTGTCAGAGTTCAAGCTGCGGAATATTATCGTGGCGCGCCGTTTGGCGACGAGGAGCAGGGCAGATCTCAGGTTGTGCTTACGGAGGTGCGCGACACCATCCAGAGCATCATGCCGAGCCTCATGCGCATTTTCACGTCCGGCCAGCGCATTGTTGAATACATGCCGCGCACGGCTGAAGACGTTAAGACGTCTGAGCAGGCGTCGGATGCGGTGAATTTCATCTTTAACGAGATGAACCCTGGCTTCCAGATCCTCTACAGCGCGTTCAAGGATGCGTTGCTTAAGAAGGTCGGCGTCGTCACCTGGTGGGCGGAAAGCGAAGACCGCGTCGTCGAGAGACATTTCTCCGGCCTGGTTCGCGAAGAGCTGCTGCTGATGATGCAGCAGAACCCGAATGCTCAGCTGGTTTACGCTAACCCGGAACCCGTCACGGATCCGATGATGCCCGAGACCTACTCGGTCTGCGTGCGTCTCGTTGACCAGGAGAGAAAATATCGCGTTCGCGCATTGCCTCCTGAGTGCTTTATCTGCGATCGGCGCGCTCGTGACACCGACAAGTTCTTCGACCTTGTCGGATACCGCGACCTTGTTACGGTCTCAGAACTCATCGAGATGGGATACAACGAGGAAGATGTAATCGAACACGGCTCCCCCGGAGAGGACAATCTCTGGATCGCTCAGATGGAAGAATTTGAGCGCAACCGGGGCATGTATTTCCCGACCGACAACGACGACCCGACCTTGCGTCGCGTGAAGTATATGAAAATCTTCATGCGCATCGATAAGGATGGCGACGGCATTGCGGAACTCCGCTGCATTGAATGCATTGGCCGCGACTGCTTTATCCTGAAGGATGAGATCGTCGATCACGTCCCGTTCGCCGTGTTCTGCCCAGATCCAGAGCCGCATGCGATCTTTGGACATTCGGTCGCCGACGTCACGATGGATCTCCAGCGCATCAAATCGCACGTCATGCGCGCGACGCTGGACAGCCTGGCTCAGTCGATCTTCCCCCGCACAGCGGTTGTTGAGGGTCAGGCAAATATTGATGACGTTCTGAACAAAGAGGTCGGCGCCGTCGTTCGCGTTCGCCAGGCCGGGGCTGTTCAGGATCTTTCCACCCCGTTCGTCGGTCAGCCGGCGATGGGCATCATTGAATACATCGACGAGATCAAGGCGCAGCGCACGGGCGTCACCCCGGCGAGCCAGGGTCTTGATGCAGATCTCCTGCAGTCAACCACGAAAGCCGCAGTCACGGCGCAGATCTCGGCCTCCCAGGAGCGCATTGAGCTGATCGCCAGGACGTTTGCTGAAAACGGCATGAAGCAGCTGTTCGGCGGTCTCCTGAAAATGATTTGCCGCCACCAGGACAAGCCGCTCCTGGTTCGGTTGCGTGGCGAATACACCCAGGTCGATCCGACGACCTGGGATCCGAATATGGACTGCTCGGTCTCCGTGGCCCTGGGCCGTGGCGATGACGCGCAGCAGATGGCGTTCCTGACGACGGTCGCTCAGAAGCAGGAACAGATCATCCAGATGATGGGTTTGGACAACCCCTTGGTTAAGCTGTCGCAGTATCAATCGACGCTGAGCCAGATTGTGCGCAAAGCGGGATACAAAAACCCCGACGCATTCTTCTCGCCGATCAGCCAAGAACAAGAGACGCAGCTCGCCCAGATGCAGGCCGCTGCG